AAGTTTGACGCCGGCACTTTGATAGCCCATGAAGGATTGGCCTTGCATTGTGTCATCATCCACGCCGGGGCGATTCTCTGTCACATACGCTTTGAACAGCGCGGCCAGCGAGTCAACTTTCGCTTGCACTTCTGCGGCTTGCGCTTCGCTCAGAGACGTGCCGGGAACTCCCGCTCCCTTGAATTTGCCAGAGCGGAACACGTTCACGACAATGCCCATGGCCTTGGCAAGCCCGCTCATATCTTGGTGCGCTACGTAAACGCCGATGCTGCCAACCTCTGCGCTAGGAGTGGCAAGAATGGCGCGGCTTGGAGCCGCAATCCAATACGCCGCCGAGCAGCAAAGGCCAGCCGTGTAGGAATAAAGCGGCTTACTGGCGGCAACCTCTTTCACGAATGACGCAAGCTCAGGCGTGCCCGTAACCGTTCCGCCCGGCGAATCAATGTTGAGCATGATGGATTTGACCGCTGGATTCGTCGCGGCATCTTCCAACTTTTCGCGGATTGATTCAGGCCGCGCATAGCCTAGCAACTCGGCGAACTTTGGCAGGCCGGCAACAATCGGGCCGGTAACGTCAATGACGGCAACGCCGTTTTCGTCAACGTCTAGCGGGTCATCATCCTCTTCATCTTCGCCAAGCAACATTTCGAGAATGCCGGCTTGGTGCGCCTTGAATTCCTCAAGCTTGGCGAACCAGCGGCGCGGTTCAATCAGTAGCAGTTCCTGAGTTTCGAGAATGGATTTCATTGCGTTTGAGTGGTTGCAATCATGGCCTCGGAAGTCATGGAGGCAGAGCTTGAATTGGATTCGCGCAAGAGTGAAAGAGCCAGCGAGAATTCAATGCCATTTTCGGCAGCAATCTTTTTGGCAGCCTTAACAATGTCGCCGGCCTCGCGTTGCCGTTGCGCTATCACTTCCTCGTAATACGTCCCGCGCCGGGCAGAAACGTCTTTCAGCGTAGTGAAGCCAAGCTTGTATTCCTCGCGGTCAACTTGCGACGAATAGCCCTTATCAGCCGTCATTTCCTCGGGTGTCTGGTGCGAGATTTTCCACCAGTCCACGTTTGCAGGAAGCTCGCCGGACTTGATAGCCTTTGCCAACCGCCAAGCGTCAATGCGCGTGGCAATCTTTGAGGCCATATCTTGATAGTCTTCAATGGTCCGCTGCGCAACTTCCATCATCATTCGCAGCGACGCGCCGCCAATCTTGGAGCTATCGTAAGTCAACTCATACGGCCATCCGATTGCCTGCAATCCGTCCCGCGTCACACGCTCCCAAAATGCTTGCGTGTTTGCCGACGGCCTCGAGCTTTCAGGGAATTCGACTTTGCTATTGCTGCCGCTCTTGAACACGCGAATTGCCCCGCCGTCAACGCGCTCCTCGTAAATCGTGCCGCTATTCAAGCCGGCCACGCTCTGCATTTCATCCGCGTCAGGGTCAAGGCTGCCTTCCTCGGTGTGTTCTACCACCGCGTAGCTAGCCTCTTTTTTCAATGCCAGCCGCAGGAATTCAAACGCCTGTTTTCGGTCCTGCCAATCGCGGATTCCCGACGCAATGCGCGATGCGCCCCGGCATTGCTCCGCGAATTCGGGCTTGTAATACAAAGCCAAATCGGACGCCGGTATTTCTTGGTAGCTGGTAAAGTCCGCAGAATACACGCGGTAGCCAATGGCGCGCCCGTATTCGTTACAGATTGCGCCGTTGACCAATGCGTTGCCCTTGAACGGACCTGACGCAACCGTGCCTTCATCCGATGGCGAGCCGATGCGATGCGCTGGGATGATTTGAACCTGCGGGTATCCCGATTGTTCCGATTCAGTCAGCAAAATGCCAATGTCGCCGTCCCTGATTATTGATACGATGGCAACCTGCAACATGGCCCGCCAGTCATAGACGCCGCCATTCAACACACAAATCTTGTGCCATTCGTAAAGCAACGACTCGGCTTTCTCGCCCCATGCTTTATCCGCGCCGTAAAATTGAGCGATGAAGCTGTTACCGATTGCCGTGTTTGCTATGGTATTAACGGCGTTCTGTAACGGTGCGACGTTGGCATATAGGTAGCGGCCAAGCGTCATCAATGTCCGATGCCCCGCGCCGGCAATGTTGGCATAGTCGTGCGCTTGGCTCTGGACATACGGGCGAGTGCGGTCCCATCGCGCCGCATCATAAAGCTTGTTGCCAACTTGATTGAATGGACGCCCGTAGGCATCCAAGAGCTTGACGGGTGCGGCTGCCATTAGCGGTTAGGGTTAAAGCTGTCGAAGTTGCAATATGCGCGAGTGATAAGCGCACCGTAGTCTGTCGGATTCAATTTGCGAAGTGCATATCGGCATTCTTCCAGCACCTCCCGCACGGGCATTGTAAACTGTTTGCTGGTGTTAGTGTTGCCGCTTCCCCATGACATGACCGTCTTGCCTTCGGTCACAAGCGTTTTCGCCTGTGACCTAATGGCCAAAACTTCCGCTTCGGTGAAGTCCGCAAATATACCCGACGGCATGGCGAAGGCTTTGCCCGCCGTGGCTAGCTAGTCAAGGCGAGGGAGATTCCTTGAGTTCGTATTCCTTGGCCTCAACATTGAAAACGCCACGGGAAAATGCAGTCGCATCCATGGCAACATAAGCCATGAGCAGGCAGTCCGAAAAGTGATTGTTCCCGGTGTCTTTCCAGACATATCGCGTCGCCCCGCGTTCGCTTTTCTTGGCCTCGCGCCTTTCGTCCAATAGCTCGGTCAGGAAGTCAGAGCCAACGTCGGACGGCAATTCAAACAATGGCCCTTTGCCCTTATAGGCAAACAAAAATAGCCGGTCCTTGAATGCGTTATTGCTCCAAGATATTCGAGTCACCGTCCGCGTTGCGCCCTTGTTTGTGCCAATGAACGGGTCAATCTGTTTGACCTTGAACGGCCTTTGAACGGTTTTGCCGTTGGACGTTAGCAGGTGCGCGAAAGAGTCCTGTGCGCTGCCTTGCATTGCTATCCAGTTCCAGCGCATACACTCCCGCAGGATTTCGGTTGACCTATTGCCGTCCGCGCAGTCAATAAAGACGCCACGATTGGCAACGCCTTTCTGCTCCTGCAATGCGCGGAGGTCTGCAAAGTCTGTCAGCCTGCCATAATCTACAACGCGCAATTCCCCACCCTCCCGGATGTTGGAAATAACGTAACGCAGATGGTCCTTTTGAACGTCAACGGTGATAATGCGAGAGACTCGGCGCGGGCCTTTGGCTTCCCAATACTCGCCACGCTTGTATTGCCCGCAGCGTTTCCGCAATTCGTCCTCGTTTGCCGCGTCTTCTACTAGTGCCCATGGCTCGCCAAGCGTCTCTTTGACAAAGCTTTTGAGCATTTCAATGTTGCCCGTCTCCGCAACTTCCTTGGCCGTCAGGAATTCCACAACTATGTCATCCCACTTCACCCAAAGCGAATACGCCGCCCAAAAGTGCCAGCTCTTGACGCCGTTTTCTGGCAGCGGATTGCGGTCAACGGCTTCAATAGTTTGCAGGAGCTTGAATTGCTCCACTTGGTAAATCTCGCCTTCGCAGCTTTCGCATTGGTAGCGAACCGTTTTGCGAAGCTCTTGCCAGTTCCATTTGCCAGCCGGCCTCGTGGTGTCGTTCGTATCCCAAACGAATCCTCCTTTGTCGCGTGGATCAAAGATAACCGTGCGTTCCCGGCCAAAGCGGAACGGCTGCCGGTGCTGGCAATGCGGACAGGCCCAATGAAAAAAGGTTTGCGTGCCACTAAGCCAATGGGTGTGCATACTCCCGCCGCTCAATTCCGGCGTGGAAATAAGCACTTTCTTGGAGTTCCGATAAGTGCGGACGCGCTTCAACACCTTGTCGAGACTGCCCGGCTTCCAGTCATCTATTTCGTCGCCGATGAAGTATCGCACTGGAGTTGACTTCAATTTGCTTGGCGAATTTGAGCCGCGAAAGTAAAGCGGCATGGTCGCAAACTGAATCAGGTTCAACGACTTTTCGCTTCGTTGCAACGGCATACGCTTGGCCACTGCCGGTGTCTGCTCGAACATTGGCAGCAACCTCGCCTTGGTGAATTCGTCGCAAGCCTCCTCTGACGCTCCAACCCAGAACATCGGGCCGGGGGCTTCGCAGATTGCCCATCCGGCAAATATCATTAGTGTCTGCGTTTTGCCCGCCTGCGCAGACACCATGATAACAAGCATCCGCGTTTCCCGGTCTTGGAGCCCGTTGAATAGCCAGCGAACCATCGGCGAAACGTCGGTGCGGTATGGTCCCTCCAATGCTGACAAGCCCGTCAGGTCAATGTTGGCCTCTGCCCATTTCCACAACGGCCCGTCGTCAGGCGGTGTCAGCCATTGTTCGACTAGCTTCGCATGAGCTTCGATGGAGGTCACTTGTCGGTTTGCATGAAATCCATCTTCGCAACCTCTTTCAACGCGGAGCGGATAGCGTCATTGAACCGCGTGGCGATAAACTCGGCTGGCTGGTTATGGCAGATGTTCGCCAGTCCGTCGGACAGATTGCAGAGCCGGCCAACGAGGGCGGTATAGACCGCGCCATTTACTGCGCAGACGTGTTCAAGGGTGAGCAGCTTGCCCTCGCGCTCTGCTACTTGAAGCTCTGCCAGCTTGGCTTTCGCGGCTTTCTCGCGGGTTTTGGCCTCGTTGTAATCGCCTGACTTGCCGTCTTTCTTGTCGGCGCGAAGGTGTTCAATGTAAGCGCGGACACAATCATCAAGCGGCCAGTTGCCCTCGCCCTCTCCCCTTGGAAGCGCACCAGTTGAGGCCAGCCGTTGCACTTGGCGCGGCGTAATGCCAAGCATCTTGGCAAGCCTATCCGTTCCAACGGTTTGCGACTGCGACTTGGGCTTTGCGCTCATTTCATAGCCACTGTCGGTATGGCATCCAAC